GCGGAGAGAACGCAGAGAGTAAAAACTTTCAGTAGAGGACATAGTGATCCTCTATAAGCGGTCAAGTCTGAAATGCCAGACAACATAGATCGCTTATCAACAAAAGGCTAACCTATATCAAGATTTAAATACAGTGCCGACACTCTTTGGAGGGTGCCCGTGAAGACCACACATCTTGCTATACACATTCATTATTTGAGAACATTCACTGTTAAAAAATGCACCGGCTTTGTAAACCGACTGGCACCTTTGAGTGTCCTCTAATAATGAATGATATATTGCCCGATAGATCAATTGGCAGATCGACTGACTCTGACTCAGTAGGTTCTAGGTTCGAACCCTAGTCGGGCATCCAAAATATTTGACAATGCTACAGCAAGCATATATAATACAAACATATTGATGCTGCCCCTTCCTCTAGTGGTAAGAGAGCGGACTTTGAATCCGTCAACCTAGGTTCGAGTCCTAGAGGGGCATCCAAATCAATGCTGACGTAGCTCAGTGGTAGTAGCACTTCATTGGTAATGAAGAGGTCGAGAGTTCAATCCTCTCCGTCAGCACCATTTCTTATTTGGTTCCTTAGTTCAGCTGGATAGAGCGTCTGTCTTCGAAACAGAATGTCGGGGGTTCGAATCCCTCAGGGACCACCAAATATCATGCAGCCATAGCTCAACTGGATAGAGCATCGGTCTACGAAACCGAAGGTTAAAGGTTCAAGTCCTTTTGGTTGCACCAGTTTCATTGGCTAATAGCATAATGGCAATGCACTTCGCTGTTAACGAAGGTTATGTAGGTTCGAGTCCTACTTAGTCAGCCAGTTTCTTTTGGTACGTGTCCCGTTTAAATTGTAACCAATGCTTCATTACTTGTTTAATGGCCCATACTTGCGTTACAGCCATTCATATGCCCTAAGTGTTACGGTAGCACTCCTGGTTCCAACCCAGGCAGCGTGGGTTCGACTCCTACAGGGTATGCCAATTATGGTGTCGGTAGCTCAGTGGTAGAGCGGCGGTTTGTGGTACCGCATGTCGGGAGTTCGATCCTCCTCCTTCACCCCAGTTTCATGCACCCTTAGCTCAGCGGTAGAGCATTTCCTTGACATGGAAAAGGTCGCTGGTTCAAACCCAGCAGGGTGTACCATTTTAAAGGATAATTTATGCCATTGCAAGAACCACATTATCACGAAGATAAGAAGACTGGACTGTTAGTTCGGTGTATGAATTCGTGTTCAAATTTGATTACTGATTATAGATTTTGGATTGGCGTAACTATCAGCTATCCGTTAGAACACTTTCTCTGGGAACATGTCTGGCCCTTCAAGCTTGTAATGCAGTTTCTCGGAATTTAACTTATGCCGGCGAGTGATACCCACTACAATAGTGACGAAAACACCGTCGCCGCTGGCTCCATTCTTATGCGGCCACATGTACGTTCTACCTTCCGAAAGTAGGCAGCGACATAGAAAATGAGTGGCCGCGCCAACTTTAGGAGTCTATTATGAAGCCCATCACACAAGAAATGATTAAACAGCTAATTGAAACTTACCTTAGTCATATTCCAAGCAAATACAATTATGATGCATTTGATAATAGGCTCAAGGAACTAATGAAAAATAATTAACGGAGTCGTGACAGAGTGGCCGATTGTGACACCCTGGAAAGGTGTTGTACCTGCAAGGGTACCGTGAGTTCGAATCTCACCGACTCCGCCAGAGATATGCAGTATAGACGAATGTTACCGGTGGTGGAAATTGGTATACACATCTGGTGATGAGCCGGACTTTGCTTACGGGCATTTGCAGGTTCGAATCCTGCCCGACCTAAACTGCATAATTTATAACGGGGTATAGCGCAGCCTGGTAGCGCACTTGTCTGGGGGACAAGTGGTCGTCGGTTCAAATCCGGCTACCCCGACCAATTCAACGGGAAGTAGCTCAGGTGGGAGAGCGCGGCGTTCGGGACGCCGAGGTCGCAGGTTCAATCCCTGTCTTCCCGACCAGTTTATAGTGGTTAGAGCATTGTGGGTAGGCTGTAATTTTTCGCTGTTGCGTGATCGTGACTGGACAAACCCTCACTTAGCCCATTTTTCTTTCATTTTGTCAGCAAAACTCTGTAACGAGCGAAGACCTTTGATATCACCAACTCTTTTATTGAACGATTCTAGATCGCTTGTTAGGTTGTCATACGAAAAGCATTCATTAAACAATGCATTAATGTCATCCTTCAAATGATAATTGGTAATGATTTCACTGTAGTTAAGATTGCTATCTTCTGATATGCTCTGCTTTTTGTCAAATTCTTTGGCGCTTTCGTAAGTATGCAAAGTAAACTTTAGATTATTATCTAGTATGTAACGCTTAAATCTAATGTAGGTATCAACGTATTCTGCATATTCTTTAATGTTCTCTAATTTTATTTTATTTTGTTGCTTTCTTATGTAGCCAAACTCTTTTTCTCCACGATTTTCCATATCGTTTCTATAATGATAGACACCGTTAATGCGGGCAGTATACCAGCTACAGCACTGTTCAAAAAAGTCATAACGCTCAACTAAATGTATTTCGTCATAATTTTCAAACTTGAAAACAGAAGGATCATATTCTTCATAAAGATTCAATGCCATTATCTTGACGATAAAATTTTCTTTATCCATAAGTTCATCAGTGAGACTTACTAAATCATGTTTATTCTCCCAGCTGGCTTCGGTATAAAATTCCCTACAGAATTCTAGATCATTGTGCAACGTGTGTAGATAAAATGCTACTAATGTACATCTACTTCTGCCGGTGCTTACTACTGCAATTTTCATTAACTTCTCCGTTATATGATATTTACATGATACAATCATGCACTGAAAAATACCTAAGATTTAAAATTTGGGGCCTTAGCTCAGCCGGGAGAGCGACACACTGGCAGTGTGTAGGTCAGCGGTTCGATCCCGCTAGGCTCCACCAATACATGGCCCCGTCGTCTAATGGCTAGGATCTCTGGCTTTCATCCAGAAGAAGGCGGATCGAAACCGCTCGGGGCTACCAATAATATTGACAGAAGTTTCTACATGTAAATAGATGTATGACTCCTAAATTAGAATTGTTGCTGCATGACAACACTGCTTTTAAACTGCAACTGTCTTTACTTAGAAGAAGAATTGCAGTATTAGTCAGCGGTGGTCTAGATAGCGCACTGCTCTATTATCTCGTGAAAAAACTTTCATTGGAAGATGATAGTTATGTTGTTACCCCGTATACATTAGAGCGACAAGATGGATCTAAAAATCATGCGCAGATGATAATAGACTATGTGCATGATATGTTGGGGGTTGATAGATTAACTACTAACTATATACCTATAACAGCTAAAGATAGCAATCTGCAAGTAGCAGAAGGTATGAGGTTAGTTCTAAAAGAACCTATCAACATATTATATATGGGACACATAAAAATATTACCTGAACATGCGTTACATGGTGTACCGACACCACATGTCCCTTTTGACCACGAGAATACTAAGAATCCGTTTAAAGATTTGACAAAGGTACACATAGTTGATATTGTAGCTAAATTGAACATTGAACAACTTTTTGTGTTGACACATAGCTGCGTCTATGACATAGCTGGTAGATGCAATAAATGTAATAGATGCAATGAAAGAGCTTGGGCGTTCAGTCAATTAGGTTTGGTTGACCCAGGCATAAAATAAAGGTTGACAACGGCATCGTCGTTTGCTATAAAGAATATGTTCTTTGACATAGTTAGTTTTTGCTCCTGTAGCTCAGTTGGTAGAGCACCTGATTGAAGATCAGGGTGTCGGCGGTTCGAACCCGTCTGGGAGCACCATAATTTTCTCTGCTGGTATTAGCAGAGTAAATACATTTATACCATGCGGATGTGGCGGAATTGGTAGACGCACCAGGTTTAGGTCCTGGCGATTCACATCGTGGGGGTTCGAGTCCCTTCATCCGTACCAAGTTTCAGAAATCGGAAGAAGTCATTGGTCTAGAACGATGCTTCAAGGCACACTATGAGGGTCACTCAACATAGAACCCGAACTGCTGAACCGATACAGCGCCGCCCGTATGCTGTCTAAATATCCCGGGCCTAGTTTCTTGCCCTAATGGTGGAATGGTAGACACGCCTGACTCAAAATCAGGTGCTTTACGGCGTGCTGGTTCGAGTCCGGCTTAGGGTACCAAGTTTGCAGCGTGGTGTAATGGTAGCACAGGAAGTCCGAGAGTCCGGAAGGATGGGTAGGCATCAAGAGGCCAGGAGTTGGGTTCGATTCCCAACGTTGCATTAATAATTTAGCGTCACTGACTTCTATAAATATTACTATGAGACTTGAAGTAGTAACAGAGCCGTTTGACCATATTATCATACACGATGTATTTGATACCCAGCAATTGCAACATGTTTGGGCTGAACTTGACTTTTTGCATCCTAGATTGCTACGAGTAGGAGAGAACGGTTTTGCTGGAGGTTCTGCTAAAGACGATGCGGGAAACCCGCTAAAAAGCAACAAATCACTAAGTCTGAATGACTTGTACAACTATCAAAACAACATTTCCTATATTATACAGTATTTGGTTAATCTGTTTCACAGTGATGAAATAGTAAAATTGCCAACTCAGGATTTAGAAAACTATTATCGTCTCTATACTAAAGCCAGAACTTTCTACTTTCACGTACAATACTACGAAAATGATGATGGCTACAAATCTCATAGAGACGCCTCTATATTCACAAACACCTTATTCTTGTTTAAAGAACCTAAGAACTTCACAGGTGGGGATTTAGTATTTGACGAATATGATTATACTATTCCGTGCGATGCAAATAAAATGATAGTATTCCCGTCAGTGCTGAATCATGCAGTAACTCCAATCAAGATGCTGGATGATACTCCAATGACGGGTAGATACAGCATCACTGTTTTTCAGAACATCAAATAGATTAGCCTCGTTAGCACAGCGGTAGTGCAACACTTTCGTAAAGTGAAGGTCGGGGGTTCAAGTCCCTCACGAGGCACCAAACTGCTAAATAGTAGTTTGGAGATTACTATGTTTAGAACACTTATACTATCAGCAGCATTACTATTTTCTTTCCCTGCGTATGCACAGGTTGAGAGAGAAACAACAGGTTCATTAGGTGGTACCGTTATCAATGATGATAACATCGTACTGACTGGAGCATTCAAGCATGTTACTGATACTGGTCCTAGAGAGTACTCATTTGAGAGTGACATTCTATACAAGAGTGCTAACAGCGTAACGACAAGAGAGCAAATTAACGCATTCGCTAAAATCAATCAGGACATTCATCCTAAACACTATCTACAGGCTGCTGTTAGATATAGACACGACCCTAGAAGCTTTGCAGAAGATCAAGTAGTTTACAGCATTGGGCATGGTTTTAGAATTCTAAAGAATGATAAAACTAGAATATCTAATGAGTTGAGTATCGGCTACAAGCACGGTACAGCAGGATTCAGTGATGTTGTAGTTAGAGAAAGCTTATGGATTAGTCACAAACTAAGCAGCAAGCTTACAGTAAGTAATCAGTTTATGATTGAGCAGGGTTCAAGAACCTTTATTCAGAACAGAGCAGAACTCAAATACAAGTTAAGCGAGAAAACAAGTTTCTCAATTCAAGACTTGTACACAAAAGATTGGCGTGAAGACAATACGCTTTCTTTTGCATTCACATTTAAAATCTAATGCACCTATAGTTTAACGGTAGAACAGCGGACTTATATCCCGTAGCGCCAGATTAGCGGCTTGTCCAGGTTCGAATCCTGGTGGGTGCACCAATTAGAATGCCCAGGTGGTGGAATGGTAGACACGCAACGTTGAGGTCGTTGTGGGCGAAAGCCCGTGAAAGTTCGAGTCTTTTCTTGGGCACCAAAGTTTTTTACAAGGCTGAGTATATATTTATAGAATTTGGTTGCATTAAGTCCAATCATAGTGTATATAATATAGACAGTCTAAATATTTTTACAGACAGGAGCATAACATGGCAGTACTAGCCTTAGACATATCGGGTATCCCGCGAACGTGGGTCTCCCACGACGAAGCAATTTCGTATCACGCAAAGAACCTGGTAGCATGGACTCTAGGTGATGTAATTGCTAGATATCGCGGCGGCGTCCAAAGTAACGGTACACGTAGTTACATCGAAACACCCAGCATCATTGCTGTAAAAGGCAATGGTTTCGATTTCAAGAAGCACAACAAGGTCATTTTGACTAACCATACGCTGTTCGCTCGTGACCGTCACATATGTGGCTACTGCGGCAAGCACTTCGTAAGTCGGCATGATTTGAGTCGTGATCACATTGTTCCTCGTTACCACGGTGGTGAGGATACGTGGATGAACGTAGTTACTGCTTGCATTAGCTGTAACCAAAAGAAGGGCTGTAAGTCTCTTAAGGAATCGGGTATGGAATTGAAATATGTTCCTTATGCACCGAATCACTATGAGAGTTTGATTTTGCAGAATCGCAACATTCTTGCTGATCAAATGGATTACTTGATTTCAGGTGTCCCTAAGCACAGTAGAATTCTGCAATTAGCGGCTTGACATATAGTTAATACTATGTTAAAAGTAGTATATGAAAATACTACTGATCGCTTATGTATTTTACATGAACCCTCATACAAAGAAGGTAGAACTCTTGTGGCAAGAAAATGTGCCACAAGAGTCTATTGAAGCATGTAAGGTGACCGGTGAAAAGTACAAGTATGCGCTTGAAGCCTCTATAAACATAGAGGTTAGGTATTATTGCGTAGAGCAATTATCTGCTTGACTTTTTTTGTCAAGCTGCTAAAGCAGAGTAAATAGTTTTATAGAGTTTATTCCCTAATGGCGCAGCGGTAGCGCAGTTGACTGTTAATCAATTGGTCGGTGGTTCGAATCCATCTTAGGGAGCCAGTTAAATGCCCTCTTAGCTCATTTGGTAGAGCAACTGATTTGTAATCAGTAGGTGGCGGGTTCGAATCCTGCAGGGGGCACCAGATAAAAAGGGTCAAGTCAACAGCAAAAAACTGTTGACTTTTCCTTTAAGACGTACTATATTAGCAAAGTAAATAAGAGATTGGCCCCGTAGCTCAACTGGATAGAGTACGAGTCTTCTAAACTTGGGGTTGCAGGTTCGAGCCCTGCCGGGGTCGCCATTCTTTTTGTTTGAGGATACGAGTAAGTTATAAATAGTTTCATGGGGAATTAGCTCAGATGGGAGAGCGCCTGATTTGCATTCAGGAGGTCAGCGGTTCGATCCCGCTATTCTCCACCAAATAACAAGCATATAGGATAATGTAGAATATGAAGAAATTTTTAATTGATGCAGCTAAGTTTGCAGCCGGTGTAGTTATCGGACTTTTAATTGCTGGCGGGTTAACTGGTTACGGTTTCGCAACTGCCATTCAACGTGGTGATGTAACTGTTGAATGTGAAAAGGGAGAAGTAGTTGTTCTTGGCGAAAAGGTAGATGCTACTGGTTCTGCCATTCAAGCAGATTCAAAGTAAAGTAATTAAAGTTTTCGGGGATTAGCGCAGTCTGGTAGCGCACCTGCTTTGGGAGCAGGGGGTCGTAGGTTCGAATCCTACATTCCCGACCATATATAGAGCCTGGTTAGCTCAGCGGTAGAGCATCTCGTTTACACCGAGGCGGTCGGCGGTTCAATCCCGTCACCAGGTACCATATTCAAGAAAAACTACAGATGTAAATATCTGTAGTTTTTCCTTTTGTGATAAATATTATTTCGCTGTCTGACAGTAAAATTGAAACGAAAGGTTTTATGAGTTGGCTCAAATTAACAAGCATGTCCTTATCACAGGATACCTAGCAGAGGCGCCAGGCCCTGCATTCGTCCCCGCACTTCACGATTGGTTTCGCCGTTTGGTAGAAGCAGTTGATATGAAGGTGCTAATTGATCCTATTTGCGTTTGGTGTGATGATGAAGGTAACGAAGGCGTTACTGGAATGGTAGGAATCACTACTAGTCATAGTAGTATACATTTTTGGGGAAGTGAGGACGATAAGCCAGCTTTCTATAAGTTCGACCTTTACAGTTGTAAAGATTTTCAGTTAGAAGATGTTGCTGAAATGCTCAAGGAGTTCGGTACAACTAAGATTACGTATACGGTAGTTGATCGTACTGATGATGAGCATCCGGTCATTGACTCAGGCGTAATTCACTTTTAAAATTTCGTGCAGGTGTGATGTTAACGGTAGCATGACGGTCTCCAAAACCGTTCGTCTGGGTTCAAATCCTAGCACCTGTGCCAAACTTTCTGAAAATAGTTCTTGACATTCAGCCTAACTTGTCGTATATTCAGAACATAGTCAAGCAATTGACTGCTCTTTGACATAGTTGGTTTTTGATTTTGTGCGAGTATGGCGGAATAGGTAGACGCCCGAGACTTAAAATCTTGTGTCCTTTGGACGTGCCGGTTCGAGTCCGGCTACTCGTACCAAGTTTACGATATGGGGTTGCTACCTAATAGGCACGTGAGGGGTCACGGTTAGCTCCTCAATCACTTTTATTGTCTGGCCCCTTCGTCTAGAGGCCTAGGACACCGCCCTTTCACGGCGACGACACGGGTTCGAATCCCGTAGGGGTCACCAGATAAATACTATGATCCAAATTAGGATCTAAAAAACATAAGGAAAATAAAATATGAAGAAAATTGCTACTATTGCTGCTGTCGCAGCACTAACTACCCTCGCTGCTTGCGGCGAAGCAGAAGTACCGGCAGAAGCAGTCGCAACAGAAGAAGCTGCTGTTGAAGCAACACCTGCTGCAACAGAAGAAGCTGCTGCTCTTGAAGAAGCTGCACCAGCAGTAGATGCTGCCGCTGCTCCAGCCGCACAGTAATCTAAATTAGGAGCCAATCATGGGCAATGTGATTCAAGTTGAGTTTGGTAAGAAGAACGTTGTAGAACAACAGGGAGTGCAGGAAATTCCGCCTAGTCTCACTGCTTATCTAGACAGTTTGCGTGAACAAGGTGTTGATGATGAAGACATTCTTGAAACCATTGACGCAATCAACAACGTAGATGCATATTTTGCCGCAGATGATGAGGTAAAAACATTCGCTGATGGTTGGCTCCATCAATTTCTATAAAGTTTTATGCGTAGGTGGGTGAGAGGTTAATACCAGCAGACTGTAAATCTGCCGCGGCAACGCTACGCTGGTTCGAATCCAGCCCTGCGCACCATTTCAAATGCTCTTGTAGCTCAAAGGTAGAGCTGGCCGCTCATAACGGCTAGGTTGTGGGTTCGAGTCCTGCCGGGAGCACCATTTTTTAACCACAGCCCTAAACGGGCTTAAATACTAATAAGGAAGCGTGGCTGAGTGGTTTAAAGCAACGGTCTTGAAAACCGTCGTACTGAAAGGTACCGTGAGTTCGAATCTCACCGCTTCCGCCAACTATTAGGAATATAAATGTCTTACGTACTGTTTTTAGATGATGAACGAATGCCCGACAAAGTTGATTGGGTTCAGTTCCCCCGGTACGAGACGATTTATATCATCCGTACTTACGAAGGTTTTGTTAGGCAAGTTCTAACATATGGTGTTCCTATGTTCGTGTGCTTTGACCATGATCTTGCTGACCAGCATTATGTCGCTATGCTTGCAGAAGCAGAGGGCAAAGAAGCAGATTACGGTCCTGAAAAGACCGGATATGACGCTGCTAAATGGCTTGTAGATTATTGCGCTGACAACGGATTCAAGTTTCCTAGACATGTAGTTCACTCTATGAATCCTGTAGGCAAAGAGCGTATTGACAGTTACATTGAGAACGCAAAGAAGCATTTGAACATTTAATATGATCACCGAAAAAGTTATTTCAGTCCATCATTGGAGCGATAGAACCTTTAGTTTTAAGACTACTCGCAGTCAAACTTTCAAGTTTAACGCAGGTGAGTTTGCTATGTGTGGACTTAATATTGATGGTAAGAATGTATTGAGAGCATACAGCGTAGTCAGTCCTCCCTGGGCGGATGAACTTGAATTCTTAAGCATCAAAATTCCAGATGGTCAGCTTACAAGCAAACTACAACACATTCAAGTAGGTGACGAAGTAGTATTGAATCCTAAGACAACTGGTACGCTACGCAACGATGCTCTTAACAAGGGCGGCGATATGTATCTGTTAGCAACTGGCACTGGTCTTGCTCCGTTTATGAGTTTGATTCGTGATGTTGAAACGCTAGAGACTTGGGACAATATTCATATTGTTCACAGTGTTCGCAGCCGTGATGATTTAGCATATTATGATTTGCTGTCAACTGGATTCGCAGGTGACGATTTAGAAGAAATGGTTAAGCCTGTTCTTAACTATAGACCTATCGTTACAGGAGAAGGCGGCAAGCGTATCACAGCACAGTTAGGCGATACATTAAAGATTGACCCTACTAAGGACAAGATTATGATTTGCGGCAATCTTGACTTCAATCACGAAGTTGCAGAATGGTGCAAGAATAACGGAATGAAAGAGGGTTCGTTGCGAGAGCCCGGTGACTATGTTCTTGAGAGGGCATTCGTAGAGAAATAAATAAGAATACGGAGAGTTGGGTGAGTGGCTGAAACCATCTTCCTGCTAAGAAGGCGTACTGGGAAACTGGTACCGAGGGTTCGAATCCCTCACTCTCCGCCAAGTTTTTGAAAATAAAGGTTGACATTCATCCTGAATGTTGATATAACTAATCTATAAAGTTTAATGCACCGGTGGCAGATTGGGAATGCGGTGGACTGCAAATCCGCTTCGTAAGTAGAGTAGGTTCGATTCCTACCCGGTGCTCCAATTAATAGGTGAAGTATGAAGAAGATTGCTATTGTTCTTGTTTCTATGTTTGCTCTTACAGGCTGCATTGAACGTGCTGATAATCAAGATCAAACAGCAGATATGATGAAGGTTCAGGGTTCTCTTCCCGAAGGGTGTACACTGCATTACGCAGGAAGAGTTCGTGTTGAAGGGACTATTGAAAAACATCCTTCTCGTATTTTCTTCACTGTTTGTGGTAATGCAGTAACTACCAGCGAAACGCACAGCGTTCAGCAGGGTAAGACTACCGTAGAACAGAATGATGTTTCTGTTGTAACTAATTAAAATTTAATGTGCGTGTAGCTCAGTGGTAGAGCACCGCCCTGATAAGGCGTAGGTCGCAGGTTCAAATCCTGCCATGCACACCATACAACGGACACTTAGCTCAGTAGGTAGAGCAACGGGCTTTTAACCTGTAGGTCCTGGGTTCGAACCCCAGAGTGTCCACCAATTATCTTTGTTTAGCTTGAAGCTCGTTCTTGATCCACTCTTTAGCGATGTGTGATTGGGGAGGAGCTCCTAGCCATTTGTCCATTGACTTCTGAACATATTGAATATCAGGCTCTCCGCGATTGTTGTCAATGATGTAGAATCTATTTCCAAAAATGCTCTGCAATTGACCGAGACCTTTCTGCACTCTAAGCCAAGTATCCTTCACGAAATTAGGATCAATTTTTCTACCGTAATCTTTACCGGGTGCGTCTGCTCTGCGGGTAGTGCGTTCAATGCTTGTGTCTAATGTAGTGTTGACGAAGACCATTGCAGTCTCATATCCCATTTCTTCAAGCTTAGCTTTAACGTCACCCATGACTGCTGGGTTTTTACCAGTGCCATCAATGATTAGACCTAAGCGACCATCAAGATAGTTTTGCTCTCTTGTTCTGTACTTGTCCCACGCAGTAGAATAGTCTTGTTCAGGATTACCTGTAGCCTTTTCTGACTGTCTTAGATAGTTGTAGAAATCATCTACGTTAAGGGTCTTGAGACCTGTTCCAGCAAACAACTTGTTAGCTATAGTTGTTTTACCTGAGCCAGGACTACCTGCCATAAAGATAGCTTTAAAGATATGTGGATCGTAAACGCCTTCTTCTAGAGGCTGAGAGAATTCATTGAAGCGCATATTGTATTTAGCATAAATATGTTAATGAAAGACCTATTAGAACAGTTGATGCAATTAAACGAAGCGCCGGTAAAGCCAGGCGAACGCAAAGGCATATCCTTTAAGCTAAAGAAGCTTGAAAAGATTTCTGACAAGCTACGCCAATATCAAAATTCAATGAGTCATATGAAGATGGCTCAGTTGCCGGGCGAACTTCAAAAAGAAATGCAACAGTTGCAGGATAAGTTGAATGCTGAAATTGACAAGGTTGATAAAGCATATCAGATAGAATATGAAAATTCTAAGGTCAATGGTAGACCGGTAAAGATGGACAACTTGTTCAAGGCTCTTGCTAAGAATTGCAAAGAGATTATCAAGGTCTATAAGGAACTCAACAGAAACGATTTCTCTAGAGGTAGATTCTTGTATAGAGGCATTAGGTCAAGTGATGATGCACTATACGGTAAACCATTTGATGCTCGTAAACCAAAAGACAGTAATCGTGATTTACACGAGTTGGTCAATGGTACCATCAACAATTTAGGACTTCCTGCTAACCGAGAAAACTCAATGTTCGTTACCGGTGATAGAGGCCAAGCCAGTGGATACGGTAACTCATTATACATTATGTTTCCAATTGATGGTTTTACCTTCACTTGGAGTCAGACTGTCAAAGATTTGGTTCTTGATAGCAGTAAACGACAAGACCTGCTAGACAAAGAAGTAATCTCTAAGATTAGAGAGATGGTAAAGAACGCCAAAGCGAAAAGCAAAGAGCCATCTGAATTTCCTATATATGATCCAGATGATTTGTTTTATAGCGGGTATGACTATGACAATCACCGTGCAAAGGTATCTAGAGCAATTGAACAGGGCTTGCTTCCCGATGAAGCACAAAAATTGTTAGACACTCTCATAACAGATGATAGTATACAGGATCACTTTAAGTTCACTGATCAAAATTTATTTAACGCAATATTGTCTGACAAGGAAATCTATATCAGAGGAGATTACTATGCTGTAAATGTGGAGCATAGTAATGAACTGTTTAAATTTCTAGAAGAAATGAATACTGACAATGTTGAACTTCCAGAAAGCTTTGGTGAAGTTCCTGATATCCTTGATAAAGGTGACGTTGTTAAAATATTAAGTGGTAGCCATGCAGGTAAGTTGGGTACGATCACCTACACATACAGTGACATGTATGAAGTATTCGTGTCTCACACAGTCGGTGATACCACTATAGCGAAAGATCAAGTAGAACTATACTATCTACCTGATGGATCTATTCCTATTTACGAGAAGAACGATAAAGTCATTGTTACTGACTCGCAGAGTAGATTATACGGTAATGTAGGTCAAATTGCTTCTGTATACTCTAATGGTAAGATAGAAATTTCTGACGATAAAGGTAATTACCAAACCGTATACAAGAATCAGATTGAACAGTATACGCCTGAACGTGAACAAGAAATACAGCAGGATCTAGCAACTAGACCTCCCAAAATCAACGAGCATGATCAAGTTATTGTTAGTGATCCTGATAGTGACTATTACGGAGAAAGCGGAAGAGCAAACTTCGTTTACTCTAGTGGAAATGTTGAAGTCTATTTTCCAAAGAGAAGCATGTATGTAGACTTTGCACCTACTCAATTAGTATTGGCTAAAAATGCTCCACCTGAACTATTAAAGACTGCGCCAGAACCCGAAGCAGAAAATCAGTCAGAGTTGAAAGTTGGTGACACTGTCCAAATTATCAATGATGAATCATCATATTATGGCGAAATCGGAGAAGTAATTGAAGTTGGGCAAACGCCTGATGGAACACCTACTATCAAGTTTAAAAATGCTAAAAGCCCATCAGGCGTCAAGACATTTGCATCATGGGTAGAGAAAGTAGACCAACCTAAGCAAACTTTCAAGGCTAATGATGTAGTGAAGATCAAAGACAAAAGCTATGACGTTGATGGCAGCACCGCTACAGTAATTAAGGGACCAGATAGTGACGGTGACTACAAAGTAGTTACTACTGACGGTAAGATTCTGTTTACTTCCGCTTTCCAAATGGAAAAGATTGAAGGCGCTGAGAAAACATTCAATGTCGGTGACGCTGTAAAGGTCATAGGGGGCGGAGATTCTAAAACTGGTGAAGTTGGTGAAATTCAGAAGGGTCCTGACGGAGACGGTGATTTTACTGTGATATTCGGAGACGGCGATTGGGGCTATTACCAACCATACCAGTTAGAAAAAGCATCATCGACACAAGCTAGCCCAGCATTCACTGAGGGCGAGACTGTTAAACTTACAGGCCCGAGCGCATATAACAATAGTTCATATATTGGATATACTGGAACAATCACCTCAGTATCAGACGATGGTAAGTTTGTCGGTGTCCGTATTAGTGATGATGAGGATACTATCTTGACTTACGATGTATCTAATCTATCAAAAACAGAAGGACCTTCGCAACCAGAAGTTACTGCACCTGTTGCTCCTAAATTTGAAGTCAATGACAGAGTTGAAGTTGAGTCACAGTTCCCGAGCCTAATAGGAATGAAAGGGACAATAACACAAGTAAGTCCTAACTTTGATTTTGTTAGTGTGCAAATTGACGGCAACACGGCTGCAAGCTCATTCCCCACATCCGCACTTAAAAAGGTTGATGCAAACGATCCTACTGAATTTCATTTAGGGGATATGGTCGAAGTTATCAACGACGAATTAGCTTCATATGGGCAGAAGGGCAAAGTCACTGACATGGATGTTAATATGTTAGTGATTCAGGATTCTACAACCGGCGATGTATTCTTCGCAAAAAAAGCTAACGTCAAAAAAATAGGTTGACAAGCTCCATCTAAACGTGTATAACTTATAATTAAAGGAGTTATACATGCAAGTTAAAGACAGGCTTTTAGGTTCATTCTTGGGCCTCGCAATCGGTGATGCTGTAGGTACTACAGTTGAGTTCCGTGCCCGCGACACATTTGAACCTGTAACTGATATGGTAGGTAAGGGCCCGTTCAATCTTCCCGCAGGATATTTCACAGATGATACTAGCATGGCATTGTGTCTCGCTGAAAGTCTGATTGAACATCCTCAGCTTGATAGAAATGATTTACTGAATCGTTTTAGCAAGTGGTATCGTGAAGGAGTGAATAGCCCGACCGGTCGCTGCTTTGATATTGGTGCTACTACTAGTTCTGCAATCGTAAATTGGGAGACTACCGGTAGTGTATTGAACAACACTGGTTCTTGGGACGCAGGTAATGGTTCTATTATGCGCCTCGCCCCTGCGGTGATCAAGTATCACACTGACAATGATATGGCAATTGCTACTGCTATCATGCAGGGCGAAACTACACACGGCTCTGTAGAAGCCTGTGACAGTTGCGATTTGCTTGCTAGGGTGCTGTTGACTGCATATGTCACTGATGATAAGAACGCAGTATTGAACATTGACCCTCAGGATCATTGGGCAGATAGTGTTAAGAACATTCTCACTACCCTTGATGTGACTCGTAGTGAAGTCAAGAGTTCAGGCTATGTCATTCATACGCTTCACGCTGCTCTTTGGTGCTTCAAGAACACTGATAATTTCCGTGATGCTATTTTGCTTGCTACTAATCTCGGTCACGATGCTGACACTGTAGCAGCAGTTACGGGGCAGATTGCAGGAGCTTTCTACGGTATGTCAGGTATCCCTATTATGTGGCTTGATAAGCTGTACGACACAGCACGTTTTATTGAATTGGTAGATAAGTTAACAGATGAATAAGGTAATTTTTTTAGACATTGATGGTCCAGTAATTCCCATTGATGTTCCGGTATATGAAAGCGTATACCGCACTACATATAGTTCTAACTCAATTGCATATTTGAACTTGTTGTGCGAGGAGACTGGTGCTAAGGTTGTTACTAACAGTATGCACAACTATGAAGACTGGATGGGCGGCGATCTTAGAGACGACCTAGTTGAATGGGGACTTGATGAAAAGTTTGTTCATTCTAACTGGCGAACAATCTTTCCTATGATTGACTATAGTAAGGTCAACAGCCCGGTACGTGGCATCGGAAGATTAGTTGCGATTGAGGACTGGATTAAGCATCACGGTGACACAAGTTGGGTATGCTTTGATGATAGAAAGTTTAGCGACCTTGCTAATCTAATTCACATTGAAGATGGACTAGGAATTAAAGAGCATCATTTTGATTCGGCTCTTGACATATTGACTATGAACTGATATAAACAATGAAAGGAGAAGGTTATGGGCTGGTATGATAATCACGTAGACGTTGAAGAAATGCTGAACCAAACCTTCACCTCGGTTCGTTCAGACCACGATACAGTTACGTTTGAAAATGATGAAGTACGTTACGTGCTTTATCACGATACCGATTGCTGTGAATCTGTGTACGTAGAAGAAATCATCGGTGATTTGGAAGACTTAGAAAATCTTCCGCTGTTGATTTCTCGTGAAGATACTAACGCAGAAGACCCCGGCACCTGCAATAGCGAAAGCTATACGTGGACGTTCTATAACTTCGCAACTTATAAGGGTTATGTGACGATTCGGTTCCTTGGTGAATCAAATGGTTACTACAGCGAAGAGGTCTACTGCCGAAAGGAAACAGTATGAATATTATCGTAGATTGTGAAGCATCAGGTCCCTGCCCAACATGCGGGGACTTGATTGAATTCGCAGCAATTGCAGAAGATGGTCGCTCATTTACGAGCGACAAGTTTTCACCGATGTTTGATAAGTTTGACCCCGGCGCATATAATGCACTAGGATTGACTCGTGCAGAACATATTGCTTACACCGGTAGCTTCAATGACGAAGCAGCTAGGTTTCAAGAATGGCTAGACCAGTTTGACCGCTGTGTCTTTTGGTCTGATAACCCTGCGTTTGATTGGCAGTGGATTAACTGGCTGTTTCATTCAAATGGCTTAGGCAATCCTTTTGGGTTTAGTGCAAGACGCATTGGTGACTTGTATGCAGGTCTTACGGGTGATATCAAGAACCATACTAAATGGAAGAAGTTTCGTAAAACGAAGCACACTCACGACCCATTAGACGATGCTAAAGGCAATCTTGAAGCCTTTGAGCATATCAGAAAAACTTTCAAAATCTAAAAAAATCGGTTGACACACAACAAGAAGTGTAGTATATCTAGTATATCAAGTGACGAGAAGCCCCGAGTGGGATTTCGTATATTGCTGAATTGCTAGGTGTCCTGGCTTCTTGTTGCTTGTAACGATATTTATGGACGATTAGCTCAGTTGGTAGAGCGCGGGACTCTTAATCCCTAGGTCGTAGGTTCGAACCCTACATCGTCTACCATTTTTAAAGTAGGGTCCTGGGTAAGACGTTAAACTGCCCATCCATTTTTAAAGGAAGTAGTTATGCAAGTTATTCAAGGAAACAAGGGCGGTCTTATTAAGGCATGGATCGACGGTGTGACCGTTGAAGATCAGGCTCGTGCCCAGCTTGACAATATTGCTTCCATGCCCTTCATTCACAAGCACGTAGCAATTATGCCTGACGTTCACTGGGGAATGGGTGCGACTGTTGGTTCGGTTATTCCGACTAAGAACGCAATTATTCCGGCAGCAGTCGGTGTTGATATCGGTTGCGGTATGATGGCGCACAAGACCAATCTTCGTGCAGAAGATTTGCCCGACAACCTGTTTGGCATTCGCTCTGCAATTGAAGCACGAGTCCCGCATGGTCGTACTGACAACGGTGGTAAGAATGACCGCGGCGCATTCAGTGATTATTCTGATGCAGTTGCACTTAAGTTTGTTGCACATTTACCTGTGCTTTCAGAAATCGTAGCAAAGCATCCTAAGATTAGTCAGGCTGCTGAACGGGCTCCGTATCACTTAGGTACGCTTGGTTCCGGCAATCACTTCGTGGAGATTTGTCTTGATGAAGATGATTATGTTTGGATCATGTTGCACTCAGGTTCTCGTGGTGTAGGCAATCGTATCGGTTCCTACTTCATTGAACTTGCAAAGCAAGATATGCGTAAGTGGTTCATCAATCTGCCAGACATGGACCTTGCGTATCTGCCAGAAGGCACTGATCACTTCAACGACTACATGCAGGCAGTGTCTTGGGCACAGCGTTTTGCTCGTAGCAACCGTGAAGTAATGATGGAAGCAACTATTGCTGCTATCAAGTCAGTGATTACGAAGCCGTTCTATAGTGAAATGATGGCAGTTAACTGTCACCACAACTATGTATCGCATGAACGTCACTTCGGTGAGGACATTCTGCTTACTCGTAAGGGTGCAGTGTCAGCTAAGAAGGACGAAATGGGAATCATCCCAGGTTCAATGGGTGCAAAGTCATTCATCGTTCGCGGTAAGGGCAATCGTGAATCGTTCTGTTCATGTTCGCATGGTGCAGGACGCTCCATGAGCCGTACCGAAGCGAAGAAGCGTTTCACTATTGAGGACCATATCGCTGCCACGGCAGGGGTTGAGTGTCGCAAGGACGCAGACGTTATTGACGAAACGCCAAATGCGTATAAGGACATTGATGCAGTTATGGCTGCACAGTTTGACCTTGTAGAAATCGTTCATACGTTGAAGCAGGTAGTTTGTGTCAAGGGGTAAAATCCTTGACACATTACTAATTAAAGGAGGATAATATGCCAGCAATGACATTAGCTAAGTCGGGCAAGCGTTATACTCACGAGGAGTGGATCATGATGGATCCTCAAGAAAGAGAACTTCTCTTGAGTAGACAGGGCCCTGCCTACACTGACGAAGCGTGGAAAATTCATCACGGCAATAGAAAGCCATATAAATGAACGAGGAACGTATATTTGAGGTCAAGTTTGATAACTATCTTAGATACAAGCCTCTTCTTAAGATTGAAGGAACTAATGTAAGCGGAACGAAGACCACTTATAACGGTGCGCAGATTCGCATTAGCGATAAAGAACACCCGTTGTATTTTGAGTTTCGGGATGAAATTAGAGCATTCGTAGATGAAGTTTTAGCTAAGAATAATTCTAAGCTAAAGGTAGTTCAAAATCTGTCTTCTTGGATGGTGAAGTATCAAAAGAATGGTCATCAAATCCCACACAAACACGGTGGGTCAAGTGGATACGATATACTTTCAGCAGTATTGTGTTTTAATAATACAGCCGAACCTATATTCTTCGCAGAATGCAATGGTGTAGAATACAAGTCTTGCGATTACCCAGGCTTATTGAGAATTTTTAATTCTTCGCAAATATCGCATTGTACAGGATTGACTACGAAACCTAGGGCAGTTATTGTACAGGACTTTTTAGTAACAGAAAGCTAAGAAAATGAAGCATAAGATGTATTGCGTCTTCGCCAAAGAAAGCGTTGACAAAATCAACGGTGTTCGTGGCAAAATGTGTACGCAAGCAGGACATGCTTATCTACATACGTTCATGAATGCTATGGCAGAGACTCCGGAACTGGCAGCAGCTTATATAGACAGTGGGCATTCGTTCAAGATTACCTTGATTGTAGACACTGTAGAGCAGCTACAGGAGCTTCAAGAAGCATATAAGTATGTATGTGCTACGCAACTTATCACTGATAAAGGCTTCACGGTCTTTAAGGAACCTACTACGACTTGTCTAGGCATTGGTCCTTTGAGCGAAGATATGATCGGTGACGATTTAAAAGCAATCAAAGTATTTTGTTAAAGGAAAAACCAATGATCTACAAATACACTTTATATGGCAAAGTCCATAATTCAGAACGAACAGTTTCATGTTCTGCAAGTATTCCATTAGGACTTACCCAAGCGGAGGTATGGGAACATGTTATGTCTTTTGCAAAGGCATTTGATTTAACTAAGCTTGAATTGTTCTAACAATAGAGTGTCCTCGTTGGGGACACCAAACAAGAATGTAGTAAAATATTAAAAGGAAATAGAAATGATTAAGGGTACACGAGTATTGATGGGTGAACAGGCTTCTCGTTATGTGTCTATGATTGACACGCTACGGAGCCGTCTTCATTGATGCAGGCTTTAGTGAAATAGTTCTTCCCGTATTATGGGAAACTGATACTTGGATTCAACGTTCAGGTTCAGAGATACAGAATCAGTTGTGGAACTTTAAGGATAAAGGTGATCGTGAGGTCACACTGATTCCAGAAGCTACTGCAATGATTCAACAGATGTATGAACAGAATTGGAGAAACTCACTACCCAAACCAATTAAACTGTTCTACGTCACTCGTTGCTATCGTTACGAAAGACCGCAAGAAGGTAGATACCGCGAGTTTACTCAATTCGGTATTGAGATTCTAGGTCCAGGCGATTATGAACAAGAGGCAAAAAATCTCTTGACATTATGCTTGAACGGTAGTAATGTTGAATATGAGTTTGACGAAAACGTCAAGCGAGGATTGAGTTATTATTCCCGCGATGGATTTGAAGCTAGGTGTGATATACTTGGCGCTCAAAAGCAAATCGCTGGTGGAGGCACTTATCCTCAAGGATGTGGATGGGCGATAGGAGTTGATAGACTTCTACTTGCTTTAGAGAAACAAATGGCGCGGTAGTTCAGTGGTAGAACAGGAGTCTCATAAGCTCCATGTCGGTAGTTCAATTCTACCCCGCGTCACCAAAGCTTACCCAAAACGATTGACTATCGTATTGGAATACATTATAAGAAATATATACAGAGTTTAATGGCTCGTTAGTCGAGTTGGTCAAGACGCCAGCCTGTCACGCTGGAAATCACGGGTTCGAGCCCCGCACGAGTCGCCATTTTATAGAGGAAAGAAAAATGCAAGTTTCACTACGCAAGGCAAATGCACTTCAAGTTTTAATCAACGAAGCTCTTAAGGGTTTGGAGTTTAAGGCTGATGTTAGCGTCAACGAGTTCCAAAATCCTGCACAGGAAATTGAACTTGCTAAGCAGAAGTTTGACCGCAATGTTCAGCGCCGTTGGAATCTAATTTCCGCGCTCTATGACATTCGCACTAAGGTTGCTGCTGCTAATGCAGAGAACAACATTGACAACCTTCTTGCCGATCTTGCCCGCATTGAAAAGGACCTTGTGTTCTTTGCACCGTTTGCTAAGGCAAATGTTCAGGCTGACCTTAAGGTCATCAGCGGCAAGCTTGACAAGATTGCTAATCGTGAGGGTGAAAGCTACAGCTTCCATTCAAGCGAAGTAAGCACTTCTATCTTCACTGATAGTGATTTGGAAGATTTCCGAAACAATGTTTCACTTGCTAAGAAGAAGAAGCAGGCTGTCCAGGATGCGTTGCTTGAAGCCAATGTTCGTACTACAATCGAACTTGCTGCTGGCACTGTTGCAGTTCTAAAGGCTGAGGACATCATCTAAGAGTTTGGTAGCGTCCTTTTTGACTCCATCTTGAGGACGCTGCTAGGGAGAGAAAGAGAGACGAGAGTAGACACTCTGGTATCGGAGATACTGTACATGGCAGGCGCTTGAAACGCTTATAATAGCATGAACTAAGCTTTATTCAGATTTGTGAGTTGCTGCTTAGGTATACGTTATTTTTGCAAGTTGTTTAGTGTTTAGTGTTTATAGACTTTGTCCGCAAGGCGGGTCGCTGTGAATTGTATTGTCTATCACTTACTCTTTCTCTTCCAAACTTTTTTTGCAAATAGGCAAAATAGTTCTTGACATTAGCCTGATATCTTGTTATAAGAGTATATATCAAGAGCAGAGAAAGGATTCTCAAATGGCAACGGAACTAAAAGGTACCAAGTCACTTAACGGAGAAATCTTCATGACCTCGTTCTACGGTGGTAAGAAAAATGGACGATGCGTTCAGCTTACCCCCGAGTTTGGTGTCACTGCTTGGGGTGAACGGTATATTCAATTGACCGAAGATCAGGCTCGTGAACTGGCCCGTGCGCTAAACGAGTTTGTAGTGGGTGCAAGAGAAGAAGCCGAGTAAAAAAAGTTTGAAATAAGGCAAAAAAGTTCTTGACAACGGTTACGAACTTTGATATAATGAGTTTATTAAGACAAGAGATTGTCTTTGTTCTTTGAAATTGTTAGGAACGATACTCATTAGATGAGTACTGAATGGTCTGGCCTATGATGGTAAAAACGCAGATTCAGTATTCTTCTAATGAGTATTTAAAGATTGGGGGCATAGCCTCACTAGGGTAGCAGGGAGTAATCTCTGTCAAAGCAAGGTTTCCTATAAACTTGCGCTTGTAGCAATACAAGTCCATCTATGCAAGCCCGAACTAGGGTTGACTCGCTTATGCGAAAGCAACCCCCGTCAGTAGAATGGCGGTAGGTAGTAAGTTAGGGTTATAGTCCGAAAGGATAGGAACAGAGCCGGTCGGTGAGTTCTAAGAGGCTGTGGTGGCTGAACTATAACAAACCAAACTAACGAATACTGAACGTTAACGGGTAGTTACTAAGTCTGACCTCGCAGGGGAAGGCAAGGTAGCAATGTAAAAGTTGAACCGATGAGGGGAGACTTGAAGCATGGTTGAGTAGCCCGCAAGGCAAAAGACATGAGGTGTGTTGTATTCTGTATCTAACAAGGTATGGAGCAACTGGAGCAGCACATCTTGGTAGGTTCGCAAATTGCCTAATGGTAAGGCAACAGTCTCTTAAACTGTCGATCTAGGTTCAACTCCTGGTTTGTATAACAAAAGCGAAAGACTGCTCCGGTAACATGTGAAAGGTGCTTAATACCTCACTCGCAAGGGAATGAGGTTCAGGGATGCCCGCAAGGCGGAACTGATTGATCGGAAAGAAAGCGTAGCGGTTTAGCGACTGCGAACAGCCCGCAAGGCTGACGAAGGATAGATGGTCGAATAGCATGTTGCGACGAGTCAAACGCCAGACTCTAAAAAAGGCAGCATTGAGAGTTACTAGGTGACTGTAAAAAGCCCTAGTGGATAACGGTAGAACGGTCCTCGCAAGGGATTCGGTAATGACCAAAGACTCTCGTTTAAGGCTGTAATCTCAGGCTTTGTAGAAATAGACTAAATAATATTAGACTATTTTGATGAATACATTAGAACGTGCCCCTAGTAGCTTAGGTGAATCAAGGGCAAGATGTTGAGTGTGTTCTTCAAAATAGTTTATTTTCGTGGGGTAGAGGAGTCAGGTTGTCCTCGCTGGTCTCATAAGCCGGAAATCGTCGGTTCAAATCCGACCCCCGCAACCAGATTAATGCGGGATTAGCATAGTGGTAATGCTCCAGCCTTCCAAGCTGATTAGACGGGTTCGATTCCCGTATCCCGCTCCAAAGTTAGATAACTTGCATACTTGAGAAATCAAGCGAACACAAATGGCAAAATCATATGGGCGCTATGCAAGTCATACACTACGAACTGCTGTCAAAGACGATAAATGCCCGACCCAGGCTGTTGCAGGACTAGTGTGTCTAAAAGTTAATGCGGGAGTAGCTCAGGGGTAGAGCGTCACCTTGCCAAGGTGAATGTCGAGGGTTCGAATCCCTTCTTCCGCTCCAAAATTAGGTGAATGATGGATAGAAGTTGCGATGGCTGCACGAAATGCTGTGATGGTCATCTTACTGCAAAAATATACGGTCATGAAATGGGACCAGGAAAACCCTGTCATTTCGTAACAAAAAACGGATGTGCTATATATTCTAGTAGACCTCATGATCCGTGTAAGGGCTTTAAGTGTATATGGAAGATTAACCCTGCTGTTCCGCTTGAATTCAAGCCTAATCTAGTGGATATGATAATGATAGAGAATCAGGTTGACAACATGCCCTTTGTCCACATTGTTCCAGCCGGAAAAGAGATATCACTTGAAATCTTAGATTGGGCAGTGAGCGCAGTAAATGCAGGAAGTATAGACAGCATTGTTTATAAAAAGGACGGTAAAGAACGAATCATATCTCGTAACCCTGCGTTTATAGACAAGTACTTTTACAAGCAACCAACCACTGACAAGTAATTCAGCATAAATACATCATGCTGATTATTTCATATCAAGGTATATATGACGGGCAGAACTTTGAGTCTGCTAACACCCCGGGACAGATAGCGAAAGCTTTCAATAACGGGTTTTCCGTCATGGCAGATGTATGGAGATTTGATAACAAACTCTATCTTGGTCAAGAGAATGATTGGATAGAAGTTACAGATAGATATCTGCAAGGTGTTCGCTTTTGGCTGAACTGCCAGAATCAAGCCGCATATGATTATCTCATTGCACAACCTTCTAAGTTGTATCCAAACGTATTCATATTCAGCAATGTTGCTACAGAATCAACTCCTACAACAAGTAGAGGTGGTCAAACTATCGTTCCTGGAAATGTTCCTATAAACAACAATAGCATCGTCTATCTACCTGAAATCGTTGACCGAGGATTATTCAGCACAGTGAAATTACGTTGCTTTGGCATAACAAGCGTATACTGCACATTCATTCGTAGAATGCGTAACGAAGGCGACTACTACTAAAACTTGATAACACAGTAAGCGTTAGTTCCGTTCTCGGCTTTTTCCCAATCACTAACTAAAATAAATCCTGCTTTAGCATAGGTATTCCAACTAGTATCTTTTGGATAGCTCCAGCATAATGCTGCTTCTTCTTTTTTAGCCTGTTCTATTGTTGCCTTCAATAGAATAGTTCCTATGCCCTTTCCCCTAAACTTTTCAAAAACACATAACCCTCTAGAGCGATAATCATTGTCTTTGCACATATGCCCGCTATTGACACCGGCTATTTCACCTTCTATCATATAAGCAAAGAAGGTTGGTGTAGAAGTCATGTTTTGTAGATCATAGCCACCCATAAAACTCATTGCACTAGTGGGAGTAATATCACTAACTCTATCTGGCCAAAGATAGCTGTTCCATATGGGAAGAATTTCCTCAAATGATATTTTCTGTGTGAGCATCGTGTGCTATTTATTATAGCTTGCTTTAGATAAAAGATAAATAGAAGTATGCTAGAGAAACTTAAACACCGACTTGAACATTTGAAGGAATCTACCAAACCTCTGACAGAGGAAGAAAAAAATGTTAGATATGAAATCTGCAAAGCGTGTGATCATTACATTTCATTGACCACGCAATGTACACAGTGCGGTTGTATTATGAAACTTAAAACGGCTCTTCCATTTGCTGAATGTCCCATTGGCAAATGGGGAAAGATTGTAAGAGAATATCAGGATAAAAAGGATTAATGTTAATGCAACAATATATTATTGACTTTGTTAATAGTGCTACCGAAGACGATATCAACCAGTATCTAACCGCATGCGGGGCAACTGTACTCAAGACATTTAGTGCGTTTGATAAGGTATTCCTTGTAGAATGCTCATCCGAACCTCCTGCTAGCGAACTGGTAGAGCATATTAAAGATGATAACCATCACGCCAATCATATTAAGCTTTTAACTACAGTTCCTGTTCAATTTCCTACTCTCCCATCTGATGGTGCTAAAACTGTTATTACTGCCGAACAAAAAGATTGGTGGAAAGTATATAGTGGTTCAATCGTAGATTTAGACGGAGAAAGCTTCCAGTTACCACTTAGTGGGACAGGCGGCAGAGTTTATCTCATGGATAGTGGTATTAAAGCGGACCATCCTGACTTTGAAGGTGCTGATATTGATTTTCTCTATTCTCTCAATGAAGATTTCGTGGATAGAAAAGGACACGGCACTGCGTTGGCCAGTCTTATTGTAGGTAAGACTTGTGGAATTACTAATGCTACACTTAAGGTAGTAAAAATATTTGACAAAGACGTTCCTACTAAGCTAAGTGATTTCTTAGGTGCGTTAGATGCTATCTATACTGATTTTTCTAGCGTCAATGCATACGGCGTTATTAACTGTAGCTGGGAAATTGAAAGAAATGAGTATGTAGAAGCAAAGCTAAGAACTCTTTGGCTTGCTGGAGCCCAAATCACTGTTGCAGCGGGAAATACCGGCACTGATGTTGGAAACGTTACTCCGGCAGCAATGGACGAAGCAATAGTAGTAGGTTCATATAACCCCTCGCTTATGCCATGTGACTTCTCTGATTATACGGGCGCTCAAGCAATTAGTGTTACGGGCGGAACGGTAAATGGTGGAAAGTTGTCTGGATGGGCTCCGGGTGAACTTATCTATGTAGCTACACTTGACGGTGGATATAATTTCATATCAGGAACGTCTGCTTCTGCTGCAATACATTCGGCAATTTTAGTATACAATCTAACATTACCCGTGTTCAAGTTCACTGAGGAAATCAATTCACTGTTTAACACTTCTACTATAAACAGAATGAAATTCTTCCTCAAGAGAGATTTGCTAATCTTAGATGATCCAAAGTATGAAAACTCTCCAAATTTATCTAGCTACCTAATCACCGATCTCACTGATGCCTACCATCAATTAGCTGGTCTTGGTAATGTTCCACTAAATATGGCAGTTCCTACTAAAATGGTATTTAGAGACATGCTGTTTAATCCTCTAAGAGTATCTTCGGTTACAGTTAATGATCCATTACCCTATAACTTTGTCTTGAACGATCATGGAATGATGAGCGGTTATGTAGAAGAAATTCAGGGTGAAAAGGAAGAATATCAAGTTTCCGTAACCATAACTGACAACGAAGGTAATGTCTATGATGATACACTGAACATTCGTATCATTGAAAATCCACAAATGATAGAAAATCGTACCGACCCGAATTATGTTGTTCCGTATCTATTGAATGCAAACTGTGAGCAAATTAACTTCTGCGGCGCTACTTGTTCAAAGGGCGGATGTTTCCCCGGAAGTTGCATATGCGGTAAGAACAGCACATGCGTATGTATCTAACATGATATGTTTAATGATTGGGTAAACGTTGAAGGAACTGTAATTGATTTTACAGTTCCTTCATTTAAAAATACGATCAATGATCCTTTGAACGCTGCAATAGAGGCAGTCAACGACATTGTTAGAAATTGTCCTCCGCCATACAACCTATTTGCTAGCGGGGGAGTAGATAGTCAAGCTATGATTTATGCATGGAAGAAATCCAATCATCCATTCAATGTATATACCTTCTCTTACAATCAAACATACAATTTTCATGACATAGAAACGTTATTTGTATTCTGTGAACAAGAAGACATACCTTATACCATAATAGATATTGACTACTTCAAGTTCTTAGAAGAAGAATATGATGCTATAGCAAATAAGTATCAGTGCAGCAGTCCGCAGATATCTATGCACATCAAAATGTCAAGCTTCTTTAGCGAAGGCACATGTGTATACTCCGGGAATTTCTTAAGTCTTAGGGGCGCACAATTAACTGATGCTATATTAGGATTGTACCGATTTAGCAAAGAATCTCAAGACAAAACTATAATACCTTATTTTTTCTTAAATACTCCCGAATTAGCATACAGCTTTGTACACTATAGAAGAAATAACAATTCTGTTGTTAAGGTAACGGAGCAACAATCTACCTATATGAGTAGAGTCATCATGTATAATGTTACCGGATTTCCGGTTATACCTCAAAAAGACAAATTCACCGGATTCGAAAAATACAAAGAGCATTATGATAGTCATGATTATGTCTTGAAGGACTTAAAAGCTAGACTACGCTGGCAAAATAAACCAAGTCATAGACCGTTTGATTGGTTGTTCCGCTATCCGTATGAGGAGAAGTTTGGTTGTCCGCGTATCACTTTCGTCCTAAACAAACTCCCTTATGTCATTAATTAACACTTGACATTCTACCCAAAATCTCGTATAACAACTATAGAAAGGAATTACTCATGCCAGCAGTTTTTCTGACCAGCGACACGCACTTTGGTCATGCCAACATCTGCAAGTTCACAAACTATGATGGCTCGCCTGTTCGCCCATGGGACTCTGTTGAGGAGATGGATGAGGAGATGGTGAAGCGTTGGAATGAGACTGTAGGTCCTAAGGATAAGGTCTATCACTTGGGTGATGTTGTTATCAATCGCAGAGCGTTAGCAACACTAAACCGTCTCAACGGTGATAAGGTTCTGATTAAGGGCAACCATGATATCTTTCCTTTAAAAGATTATGTGAAGCACTTCCGCGACATTCGTGGCTATCACGTTTTGGATGGTATGATCCTTAGTCACATTCCTGTGAGCAAGGGTAGCATCGCTCGTTTCGGTACTAACATTCACGGTCACACTCACGGCAATCGTGTTATGAAGACTGCGGGTATCTGGCCCTTCAAGAAGCAAGTTATTGACCCTGACTACTTCTGTGTTTGCGTTGAACAAACAGACTTCCGGCCCATCCTGTTTGAAGACGCAATCCAGCGTATCAAGGATCAGGGAGGTCACATTGGTTTTAGAAATGGTAATGGTCCAATCATTGATTAAATAGTTGAATGAACGTTACTGTTAGATTTCCTAAATACCAACAGCCTGACATAGAGAAAGCCAAAGTTGCTACATCTTTATGTCAGGCTGCCTCTTTATATATTGCCCTGCCAGATAGTATCATAGTTGAGTTGGTAGACCTAGGCCATAATGCATATGGTGAGTCTACCCTAACATTCAACAAGGAAAGCAAGGTCCGTATCAACCTGCAACTATCCGCAAAGGAAATGATATATCCCCTAGTACACGAGTTATTGCACTTGAATCAGATACACGAGGGTAAACTATCAGTGACAAGATTTGGCGACTGTGTGTGGGAAGGAAAGACATACAAGCTGAATCAATCTAAAATGTCATACAAAGAGTATACCCAGCTTCCTTGGGAACTTGATGTAACCAGCAGAGAACAGCAACTTTTGGCTAACATACTGCAATAAACGGTTGACACCACTCCCCTACTATAGTATAGTGAATCTTATGAACGATGATGATTACGGTTGGATTAAACAGATTTTCGCCCAGCGTATCTATGGAAAATCTGTGGATAGTATTTGGATAGATGAGGCAAAAGACATGGGTTATTCATATTCTAGAGGTTACTACAAGGATACCCGCGGTGATGAAGTTGCTACTGCGGTTCTTGAAGCATACGCTAAGGGCGTTGAGTTTGATACGCTGCTTAGCAAGAATAAGCAAGTTCGTACCTATTGGAGCCAAATTCAATCTGAAAAGATTCGTGCTGAACAGATGAGAGAAAAGGAACGCCAGCGTCAGGCAAAGCTTGCTGAAAAGCGAGCCATTGAACAGGCACAAAAAGAAGAAGTTATGGCTAAACTTTCTAAAGAAGAACTTGAAGCATTTGGTCTTATTAATAAAAAGAGGGCTAGCAAGCGATGAACGAAGATACTGAACTACAGATTGATGCGGAAGTTTACGAAGAAATCCTTCGTAACACTGACAAGAAGAACTATGTCAACCAGAATGAACGCATTCTGCGCAAGACTATGGTTTCTCTTGTTAAGTCAGGTCACGCTACCTTTTTGTTCCTTCGTGACGATGAAAGCCGCAACTGGTGGAGCAAGGTCGTAAAGCAAGCTAATACTACTGTTGAGAAGCGTAGAGAAGCTTGGAGAATCTACGAAATCAAGAAGAATGCTTGGGACCGTCTTAGTGAAGAAGATCGCAAGATTCTAAAGATTCGCAAGCCCACAGCACCTAGAATTTAATTACAAAGGATAAGAAATGATTGAAAATATGAACGTTTATGAACCCGATCAGAACACTCTTGAGAATGACATTGAGGTGTTTCGCGGTTGGCTCAAGGGTGTACTCACGGTGCAGCCTGCTACTATCACCTTCACTAAGAAGGATGGTACCGAACGTGTAATGAACTGCACCCTTCGTGGTGATATGCTTCCTGTTGTTGAAATCAAGGAAGACAAGGCCCCTCGTAAGCAGAATGACAGTGTTCTTTCTGTGTATGATATTGATGCACAGGGCTGGCGCAGTTTTACGATTAACGCGGTGAAGCGTGTGTCTTTCACGATGAGTGACGATTAAAAGAGTTATATAAGTATTTTATACCGGCCCCCAGGGGCTAAGTATATATGTCAGTTGTGAGAATTCTGACAGAGGGCTTGATGTAATGTCAAGCTTACATTGACTGATTATTTCAGTTAATTGCCACATAGTGTTTAATAAGGACATGCATGACCCTATCGGTGATAGGGTCATCCTATTTTAAAGACTATACCGGAAGTGCTACTTTAGTAGATAGATAAGGTGTCCCGTTAGAAGGACTTGATAAAACAGCCTATTGTATCATAAAGCGGCCCAATTAAGGAAAAATAATGTTATATTCTCAAAAAACCGCTACAGTTGATGTAGCAAGAACCTGGAAAGTATTGATTGTCGCACTTTCTATAGCATTTGGGTCGCAGTATCTAAATACACAGGCAATAGCTAATAGTAATATATTAGCAATCAACAACGAGCAGCAAGTTGCTACTCCAAAAGTAGTACAGCCTTCTAAGCCTAAAGAGCCTACATTAGAAGAAATTTATCATGCTGCCCCGTTTTTAGCAGTGGTTCGCACTGACGAAAGAATCTCTTACAACAAGGATGATTTGTTCTGCATGGCAAAGAATATTTACCATGAAGCAGGTTCAGAACCTACCCTCGGCAAGTATGCTGTAGCACAGGTTACGATCAACAGAATGAAGTCACCCAAGTATAAGGATACTGTATGTTCAGTTGTATTTGAACCCTATCAGTTTTCATGGGCAAACTATCATGGTAGACGCTGGACAACACCGAGAGGTGCAAGTTGGGAAGAAGCCAAACGTATTGCTCGTGACGTATTAGAAAACGGTAAGAGAATTAAGGGAATGGACGATGTTCTATTCTATCACGCAACATATGTTCGCCCATACTGGGCTAGCAGAAAAGACAGATTGACTAGAATCGGTCTTCACATCTTCTACGAACCTCGCGGATTGCAGGGCGTATAATATTCAAAAAAGGTAGAGTCTTAACCGGCTCTACCTTTTTTTATGGCTGGCATCTTTTTGGTTGACTTAGATTACCCAAAATGCTATAACAAGACTATAGCAAGGAGACAGTGCCATGATTATTATTTCAACTAATAAGTGGACCATCTATTTCAATGGATGGCGTCCCCGAATCGTGAAAACTTGGATCAGTGGTCTAGAAACTGCGATCCTCAAGGGTACTCCTGAGCAGCAGGTTGAGGAGCTTAAGGCTCGCCTGCGTTACGCAGGTGTCAGCAACAACGTCACTGACCCCAATTGGAAGCCAAAAAAGACAAGAAATCGTCGTAAACGGTGATTTTTTGGTTGACTTCGGTTACCCATTTTGCTATAACTAATATATCAAGACAACACAGAGG